TCAGCCCAAGGCGGTCGGCCTCGTCGCCGAGCTCCTTTATTCCCTCTGAACCTTTCATGAGCAAGTTGCCCATTTTTGCGCCCTCTTTACCAAACAACCGCATTGAAACGGCGTTCCTTAAAGCGGGGTCCTCAATCTTTTTGAATTTGTCAGCGAGCTCGGGCAAAATATCGCTCATTGAGCGCGCCTTGCCGCTCGCGTCCTTGAGGGAAATCCCGAGGCCGCGAAAAATATGCAAGCCCTCGCCGGTCCCGATCGCCGCGTCGCCGATCGACTTGGAAAACTTGGTCAGAATGCCCTCGACCTTGTCGGCCTCAACGCCCGACTGACTTGCGGCAAATTGAAACTTTTGAAACGCGGTCGTTCCAATGCCGAGCCGGTCTGACGCTTGCTTGATCGCGTCGCCTGACTCGGCGGCGCCCATGACGATTTTATGAAAGGCAAGGCCAACGCCAGCCAGTACGCCAGCAATGCCAAGCGCCGCGCCCTTGAGCGCGCCAAACACGGCCGCGCCTTTTGAGCCAACGTTTGCGAACGCCGCCCCAAGTTTGCCTATGCCAGACTCGCGACCGAGGTCTCCAAAAGCCGTTTGCAATTTCTTGAGCGGCGCGGTGAGTTTTGCAATCTTGTCGTTTATTTCAACGATCTTGTAAGTGATATTGTCGACGGCGCCAATGACGACTGAAACTGGAAATTTACTCTCGGCCATTCTTGGTCACCTCTTGCGCGCGTTCATGCCAGAAAATTAAGTCGACGGCCTCGAATTCGTTCAGTTCCGACGGTTGCGTTTTGAATATATACGCAATCGCCCCGAGGACCTCTTTCCAATCACGCGGCCAAGTTACAAAAAATCGCCGATCACCTCGAGGACCTTTTTCGTGTCAGCAAGACCGAGCTCGTCGATCACTGATTTCGGTTGCGCCGCCAAGTGTCCCGCGAGGTCAAGCAATGCGCCCATTGAAAGAGGCATTTGCAAACCCCGAAAGTCTTTTGCTTTTGGTTTGCGAAATTTCAACTCAGCGATTGTTTCCGAACCAAACTGAATTGGCTCAGACAACTTGACCGTCAATTCCATTACCGGACTTCTTCGGCCGACGCGCCCTCAAACCGAACCGCAATGTTTGCCTCTTCGGTTTGCGCCGTTCCCTCAGCCGAAAACCAAGCGTTTCGCAAAACAATGACCTTGCCATTGCTGAGCTCGAGCGTGATTGTCGCGTCGTCGGTCGCGATCAGTTTGGTGAGGTCGAGGGTTGACGAGTCAGTGATTTCGCCCTCAATGAATGCCGGTTGAGGCATTTCCTTGTAACCGTGAACCTTGTCGGCGCCGACAATCGACTCACGCTTGGGCTTGCCCAAGTTGTAAGAAAAATTGCCTTTAGCGTCGTAAATATTCCCGTTGATCTTGAGGAAAATAATCCCCGCTCGTCGTTGGCTCACTCAATCCCCCTTAAAGTAAAAATCCAATTTGAACGCCACTAACCCGCAATTGATTTATGAGGTCCGGAGGGAGCATGAAGTCGAGACGATTGACGTCAGTGACGTTGCGCTCGACGATCAGGTCCTCTTTGAACTGATCGAAATTTTCGACGAGCCCCAACTCTTCCCATTGACGAAATTTCGCAATCGCCTCAGCCTTGCCAAGTTTCGGAGTCATGACCGCTTGGCCAGCGCCGAAACGAGTCCCGTCGTTCGCCAACTTGTGTCGGGGATATTTCGACAAGAAATAAGTCCTGAAATCAAATCGCAAATAACTGAGCGTCAAAAGAGTTTCGACGTCTAGATAAGATGGGTCCGGCGCCGCAAGCGCATTTTCTTGATAGGTCGTGATCATTCGCTCAATGCGAACGAGGCCGCCCGAGTCGACGTAATTCGTCGCAATCCCGTCGTAAAGCAAAAGGTTTCGCTCAGACCAAGTGAAACGCTCGGTCACCGCTGGCGGCAATACGCCGTCGACCTCAAGAGTTTGCAACGGTCTTGCCGGGTCGATTTGCCCTTGAACGGCAACAACGCCAGCGACGCCCGCCGCGTATTCAAAAGGCATTGTCGGCATTTTGTAAGTTGAGGAAATCGAAACGTGAGGCGAGTTGCGCGAGTCGCCCAAGGTCAAGAGCGCCGAGTGATCGACGTTTTTGCCAGCGAACGCCATGCCCTCGATCATTCGCAAGGGTCCCCAACGGTCGGACAATTCAGCCTCGAGCGCGGTCAATGACACGGCGTCGGTGTAAGCAAGCGCCATGATATGATATTGCTCGTCGCCCATGTTGGCGATTGCCGTTGTCAAAACGGGGTTCAGAGTCCCGCCAGCCATTGCAACAATCACGCAAGCAACGCCAGCCGGTAACGCCTCGCCCTCATAGTAATTCAATCGAACGTCGATTTCGTTACCGGCAAGGCCCTTGTGTTTGTAAGTAAGAGTCACAACGCCAAGAGCCGACGCCGCCGAAACCGGGTAAGTTGTTTCGGCATTGATCGCCGCCGCAACCGCCGTCGCGATCGCCGTTGCCGTGTCGCCATTCAAAACACCGATCGAAAGTTTTCGACCGCCAACATAAAGATTGATCGCGCCCGCGCCAGTTGCCGGGCCCGTGATCGTCAGTGTTCCGGTCGCCTGAACGCCCGCGCCGTTGTCAGCAAGTGGCATTCCCCAAACCTCAGTCGAGACGTTGTTGTCGAACCATTTTTCAAACATATGACTCAGCATTGAGCCCGCGCCGAAATAGGTTTTTGCTTGGGCCGCTGAGGTCACGCGAATCGGAACGTCGGCCGGGGCGGTTCCCGCCGCAAGTTTGTTGCCCATTACAAGGGCTCGGTAAACTTGTTGCGTTGGTCCTTGGTTGGCGCGCGAGTTGTCAAATTCAACGTACATGAAAGGAACGCGAATATTTCCGGGGATTTCATTGAATGAGATTGCCATTATTCGTCACTCCCTTTTTTCATTTTCTTGGGTTCAGTTTGGGGTTGAGCAATTTCAGAAATGACGACGGCCCCGTCCATTACGCGGCGATGCCAGTAACTTGAAATTGAGGCGATTTTGCAACCCTCGGTTTCCAAAACTTTTTTCGAGTCGGGATGCCTCACGCGGGCGTCACCAACTGGCTTGACAATAAACATAAATCCCCCTTTTCAAATTACACAACTTATATGATCACTGAGGCAACTCAATGTCGTCAACCGCCTTTTCTTGGCCCCCGTCGGGCTGAATAGTAAACTCAGCATGAGCGGTTTCCCAAGCGTCAAGTCCTGGTTGTTCGTCGGGCGCGTCGACGTTGTATTCAACGTCAAAAGTGAGTCGCATGGCGCCGACCGGTTGCTCGCCCTCGGGGACGAAATCGGTCTCAATATCGCTGAAAAGCAAGTCAATGACCTCGCCGTCCAGGGTCTCGTTGCGGTAAAGCCGTTTCTCAACCTCGGTCGCTATTTCGTCAAGGCGGTCGTCGAGCGTGTCGTCGAGCGTCGCCTCGGCCGACTCGTCCCATTTGTCGATGATTTCAATTGCGAGTTTCATGATGCGCTTATATTGGCGCGGGGCCGCGACCGTGATTTCGGCCGACTCTGATTTCGAATAAATAATTATGCAAGGCAGTTCCTCGGGGAAAACCTTACGCATTCGATTGGTGAAAACCCTCGGGCCAATGGCGGCAATCGCTGGCGTCGTCAAAATCGTTTTGATCTTGTTGCGAATGGTTTGGCGCTTGGTCATAGTTTATGCAAGAGCAACCGGGCCCCCGCCTCGCCGTCGGGCTCAAATGAACTGACCCGGTAAAGTTGAGCGTTGATCGTGCAGCGGTCACCCTCACGCGGGGGCGCGGGGAAATCCCTGAGCCTCACGCCGAGCATTGGCTGAGTTGATTGAACGGCCGCGCCGTCGAGCATTTCGATTTGTTGATAGGCGGCGTCGAATATCCCGGCAAGCGCAAACGGCGCCCCGACTGAGGGCGTGTAAGTCAAATTCGTCGTGAACGTGTCACGGCAAATTTTCATTACAGCGTCGGCTTGATCTTGCCAACTCAATGCGACCCCCTCATGAAAAAATAGGGGCGCCTTGGCCCCTATTTCAAAAGCAAATCAAATCTTGCCGGTAATTAGCCGACGCCAGGGGCCAACTTGACCTCAACGTTTGCGTCGCCAGCCAACGCGCCCTTGGACGCATAACCCAACTTATTGTTGGTGTTGGTCTTGTCGACCTCGTTGGCGGCGTCGTCCCAGTAAACAATGTCACCTTGAGCAATTACAAGCGCGGCCTCTTTTTTAAGGCTGAAAACGCCCTCAACGGCGAGTGACCCCTTGCCGGTTGTCGCGGCAATATCAACCGATGCAACTCCGCAACCCCAAGGAAACGCAACAACGTCGCCCGAGGCAATCGCGGCGCCCGCGTTGGAATATTCCATCATTGAACCGTCAGCAATAAAACTTTTCATGTAAATCCCCTTTTCAAAATTTTCGTTTCAAAAATCTATTCGAGGCGACCTTTCGATCACCTCGCAACTCAGTTCAGATTAAACGCCGGGGTTCTTGTAAAGACCGCGCCAGTCGATCGCCTTGGCGGCGAAATCGTGGCGAGCCTTGACTTGCAACCCGTCGATTTCGAAACCCTCTTTCGTCTCGATCGAAACGCCTTGCTGACCCTGTAGGTAAGCAACCTCGATCGTGTCGACTTGTGAGGGGCTCGCGGCCAAGTACCAAGCGTCGGCGCCTGAAACCTCGAGCCGGGGCTCGACGATCAGTTGCAATTTGCCCGCGAACGGGTTCACCGCGCTGACCGCGTTGGGAATCATAACCGAGCTCAGTAATTGCTCGGCGCCAGTCTCGTATTTGGGGGGGACGATGAGGAACTGGGCCATGATATTGATGAATTGTTCCTCGGCCGTCGAGTCACTGAGGCCCTTTTGCTGGCGCATTGCCATGCGAGCGGCGCTCAATGTTGTAACGTCGGGAACCGCGCCAGCGCCAGCCAAGTTGCCATGACTTGCGTGGAACAACGCAATTGCGTCGCTCATTGCGGCGTTCGCCGTAATCAGCCCGTAAACAATATCTGACTCGAGGTCAGCGGCCGAGCGTCCAAACATTTCGGGAACGCGGGTAAACGCTGACAAGTCGTCATTGATCAGGACTTGGCGAGTGATGCCAACAATGCGGCCGTAAGTTTTCAGCGCATATTTTTCGGCGCCATCTTTCATTGAGCCGCTTGTGAATTCGCCGTCCTCGAGGACCTCTTTCAACTTGGGCGCGTCGCCCAATTGGGTTCGGCTGACTTGCTTAAAGTCGGCAACCTGAACCTCGCGAACGAAAGGCATAAACGTTTTGGGGGCGGCCTCGTAACCGGCGCGCAACGTTTTGTTGACGACGTTTTCGAGGACCAATTTGAAGTCACTTGTCGAATGCAATGCGCGCTCGGCGAGTTGCATTTTGCTCATGCCGCGCGTTCGAATGCCGCGTGACTCAAGAGCCTCGCGAGCCATTTCCAAAAGCGTGAAATGGCGAAATTCGCGACCGCCCTTGAGCTCGGTTTTTGTGTCCCAACGGTGCATGATCGCGTTCTCAAGATTTGCAACGCGCTTTTCAACTTCGTCGGTTCCCATTTGAACGTCGGGGCGGGAAACAACCGGCGATTGTTCCGAGCGTTTTGCGAGCTCGTCAATCACAAGTTTGCGGGCCTCGTCGATCGAAACGCCGTCGGCGATCAGTTTTTCACCGAAAGCCTCGTCCATTTTCGCGGCGCGAGTCGCTGACTTAATGCCGATCACGCGCGAGCGTTCGGTCTCTTGGGCCTCTTTTCGAATGGCCTCAACGTCAACGATCGGTTGCGTCACTGGCGTTTCGTTTTCGACTTTCATGTTTCCCCCTGGTTTTTCAATTCTTGTTTCGATTTCAACTTCATTTTTCTGTAACCCGTCAGACCGGACTTGTGAGCCCGCGTCGGCCGGAATTGGGACTAAACTAATTTCGAACGGTTCCCAGTCTGTCGCCCGGTAAGTTTTGAATTTGGCGTTGGGGTCGCTCACGTCCTTGTAATTGTGGACGCGGTAACCGACTGAGACGTTGCGAATAATGCCGGACTTGACGTCATTCCAAATGGACGCGACGTCAGCGCGGTCGGAAAACCTGACCGTTGCTTTTCCCTCTTGGCCGTCAGGCCAAGCCCGTTCGACAACTCCAAGGATATTGCCAAGGTCAAATTGCGAATGACTATTCAATAAGGGGGCGCCTCGGTTCAGGCGGTCCAATCTGATCGACGTTGCGCTCATATCGAGTTGCTCGTCGTAAGGCTCAGAAAAAAAACCGCCTCGGCGAACGGTTGCGCCGGTTGACCAAACGAGGTCGACGGTTCTTTTTTCTTCATTGATAGACTGCGCCGAAAATTCGGCGCGCAAGTCTAGCGGTGCAATTTGACGTTTTTCGGTCATGAACAAATTGTCGGCATGACTCAACAAAAGATCAAACCTTTTTTTTGACGATCAAATTTACATGAGGTCGAGGTCACTGGCCTCGGGTCCGGTAATGAACGAAATTGCGGGATGACCTTGAGCCATTTCGAAAAGGGTTTGCTCGATGTTTTTCGGGTCGATCAAATCGGGGTCAAGAGCCGAGTCGAAATTGAAACCGAGCGCCTGTAATATATAGAAAGTCGTTTCGCTGCACTTTTGGCCGACCGAACCCTCGCCGAGCGGGTTCCTTTTTAGGCGCAACCAATCAGCCAAAACAATGCCCGCATTTTCCCGCAAGGAATAATGCGCGCCCAAGTATGACGCGCCGACCCCAAACGATTTACGGAACGTCGCGTCGTCGATTTGGATTTTGTAAAGCGTCCAGATTTTGACGTTTGGAAAAAAGAATTTCGCCGCGACGGTCCTGACTGAACCGTGAGCGGCCTCGCAAATCAAATGCGTTTCGCTTAGGCCCTCGAGGAACTGAGCGGGGAAAATTACAAAAACGTGCGAATATTGTGTCGCTTGCCACTTGCGAATGAGCCATGAAAACGGTTGGAACCATTGGCGCGGTGAGGAAAAGCCAACGTAAACATGACGCATTTACAACCCCTAGGGCCAGCCGAGCCAA